CATCAGCTGAGTCCACAAACGTAGCCCTAACAGCACCAGCTGTAGGGTAAGCCACGTCCGTTCATCTCTTCGGAGACGCATGATAACCTAGCATGGAACGGGGCTAGGGTATATGGAGATTACAATGCAAGTAACTTACGTATATCGTGGCATTGCTTACACAAAATTTGTGAAGTAATAACAGCACGGGGAGCACCTCAGAGTCGGACTCCCCTGCCCTTGGCACAAGCCTCTACGGAGATACCTTATGCCGTCTAGACGGTGGGATAGACCACAAAAAAATCTCGAGAAAAATTTGTACAAAGCAATATAAACCAATAACAATCCATATCGATGGCACAACAATCAACTAACGACCCAGCAAGCCTTACACGCCCGGGTCAATCGAATAGTGCAGGCGACCAGAGAGCCCTCTATTTAAAGTTGTTCAGTGGAGAGATGTTTAAAGGCTTCCAGCGTAACACAATCGCTAGAGACCTTGTAATGAAGAGAACACTTACAAACGGTAAGAGTCTTCAGTTCATCTACACTGGACGCACAAAAGCCGAGTATCATACACCCGGTAACAGCATACTAGGTAACTCCGATGGAGCACCTCCAGTAGCTGAAAAGACAATTACATGCGACGACCTATTAATCTCAAGTGCATTTGTCTATGAACTTGACGAGACACTTTCTCACTACGATTTACGTGGAGAAATTTCCAAGAAGATTGGATACGCTCTCGCTGAGAAGTACGACAGACTTATCTTCCGTCAAATTGCGAAAGGTGCACGTCTTGCTTCACCTATCACTAAGTCAGGTTTTGTTGAGCCCGGCGGAACACAGATCAGAGTAGGTACAGGTAACGCTACTAACGCTTATGACGCTGGACTACTACAAAACGCTTTCTACGATGCAGCTGCTGCACTCGACGAGAAAGGAGTTTCTACTGAAGGTAGAGTAGCTGTGTTAAACCCAAGACAATACTACGAATTAATACAAAACGTTGGTTCTAGTGGTCTTATCAACAGAGACGAGTCTGGTGACGCACTACAGTCTGGACAAGGCATCATTGAAATTGCAGGCATCAAGATCTTCAAGTCAATGAACATTCCATTCTTCGGAAACTACGGTACTAAGTACGGTTCTGCATCTGCAACAAACCCCGGTATCACAAGTCCCGGAAATGTAGGTTCATTCGTAGGTAGTGATTCTGAGTTAGAAGATGCTAGATCAAACGTAACTGGAATCCATAACAACTATGGTAACCACTCTGACTTTGAAAACAGCTGCGGACTAATCTTCCAGAAGGAAGCCGCTGGTGTTGTAGAAGCTATCGGACCACAGGTTCAGGTAACTTCTGGAGATGTATCCGTTGTTTACCAAGGTGACGTAATCCTTGGAAGACTAGCTATGGGTGCAGACTTCCTAAACCCAGCTGCTTGTGTTGAGTTAGTTGCTGGTGCTGCCCCTGCTTCAACAGGTAACGCTGCATTTGGTGACAACTATCCAACTAACGCTTAATTTTTATTTTTTTATACGGGGGCTTCGGCTCCCTTTTTTCTTATGGCTACCACAACTATTGACACCGATACCGAACTATCCGCAGTGAACTCTATACTGGGAGCTATCGGACAAGCACCAATTACACAACTAAAAGATCCCACCACTGGAGCTATAGCTAACGCTAATCCAGAAATACAATTTATATATAATTTACTACGTGATGCAACTATAGATGTACAATCAGAAGGTTGGCACTTCAACAGAGAACGTCATGTACCATTTGCAAAAGATTCTGTTACAAATAAAATAACTATTCCAGCTGACGTAGTTAAAATAGATATACCAGATAACTGGAGTAGAAGACATTATAACTTTGTTAGACGTGCAGGCTTTTTGTATGACAAAATTACTCACACTGATACCTTCCCTGACATGTCTGGTACAATAGAATTAGATGTTATAAGAGTTTATCCTTTTGAAGATTTACCACCTGTGTTTAAAAGATTTATAACTTACAGAGCATCACGTTCAGCAGCTACACAATTAGTAGCTAACCCTCAGCTTGTACAATTACTAGGTACACAAGAAGCGATTGCTCGTGCATCTCTTATGGAGTATGAGTGCAATCAGGGTAATCATAGTATGTTTGGATTTGAAGATGATACAGCATACACAACTTATCAACCATGGAGAAACCTTAGAAGATAATGGCAGGCATTACACAAACTATCCCTAGCTTCGTCTCGGGCATTTCAGAACAACCAGACCACTTAAAATTCCAAGGACAGCTAACGGATATTGTAAACGCAATACCTGATATTACACTTGGATTGTATAAAAGACCGGGTGCAGCCAGAGTAGGTACTGCACCGTTGGCTAGTGTAGCGAGTGGTGGATCTTGGTTTCATTACTTTCGTGATGATAACGAAGGTGCATATGTTGGACAAGTAGATTCATCAGGAGCACTGAAAGTATGGAAAGCAAGCGGCGATAATGCTGGAGCTGCACAAAACGTATCCTACGGTACTGGTGGACAGACAGCAATACAAAATTATTTAGCAACAAGTGACCCAGAAAACTTACAATTCCTTACTATCAACGACACTACCTTTGTTAGTAATCGTGATGCTAATAACGCTAATACTTTAATAGGCACTACAGGAACTACAGGTTCTAGACCGGAGCCTCACTGTGCTATGATAGAATTAATAAGAACAGAGAATGGACGTCAATACGGTCTTAATATTTACGATAGCACTTCTACTTCTAACAACCTCACTACTGTAAAACGAGCAACTAAAGTTAAGATTACAGGTAACAGCTATGACGAAAGTGATGGCTCAGGTCACTGTCCCGGTATAGGTACCGAAGTATATACTGCTACAGCTAAATCTAGTTATGGAGCTACAGAAAATATATCCGGGATTCGAGTCGGAACTTCGGACAGTTCAACCGTATTAACTGGAGGAAGAAATAACTTAGTATTTCGAGTTACTGCTCTAGGTCAGCAAGGTGTTAGCCCTAACTATAGTGCTAGCAGTAATGGACCGGGTGGTAGTAACTACAGATGTAGCTACAACCTAGAAGTTGTATTACTTCATGGTGGTGAAGGCTGGGAAGTTGGCAATACAATACGAGTAACTCCAGCACATGCTACTGAAGCTAGTAGTAGTGATGGGCAAGCTTATATTGATGTGACTGTAACAGAAATAGAAACTACACAGGTTAAAGCTACAATTAGCACTAATGGCGATGGATTAGTACGACCAGCAGCTACACCATTTGATGCTGATACAGCTGTTACAGCCGATACTATATTAGCTGGTATTGTTGATGATTTACCATCTGGTATTGATGCTAAGGTTATAGGACCGGGAATATATTTGTCCAGTAATAACCCGTTTAACGTAGAAATTGTGGAAGAAGATCTTATGAGAGTCTTCCAGAAATCAGTAAATGATGTTACACGACTGCCGAACATGTGTAGGCATGGGTATATAGTCAAAGTATCTAACGCTAGAATGTCAGATGAAGATGATTATTACCTTAGATTTTCTGGAGAAAATAGTTTAGATGGTGCAGGCTCGTGGAGTGAATGTGCAGAACCGGATATAGCTGAGGGTTTAACTAACATGCCGTTAGTGATACAGAGAACAGCTTTAGCTAACCAAGGTACATCAAGTGAAATAGCTACATTTACAATTAAACAGTTTGGTTATCAAGTTAGACGTGTAGGAGATGATAATACTAACCCTATGCCTACATTTGTAGGTAAACGTATCAACAAAGTACTGTTTTTCCGTAACAGACTAGCATTATTAGCAGGCGAAAACGTCATATTATCTCGCCCCGGTACACTAGGTACACCTGATTTCTTTATAGAATCAGCTCTTACTGTATCTGCTAGCGACCCTATAGACATATCTGCTGCCTCTATGTTTCCATCTGAGATATTTGATGGTATAGAGATCAACGCTGGACTGCTGGTATTTAGTACAAACCAACAGTTTTTACTATCTACAGATGATACAGTACTAAATCCAGATACAGCAAAGCTACGTAGTGTATCAACATTTAATTATAATAAAGATATACCTCCTATATCGTTAGGTACTACTGTATCTTATCTTGATAACTCTGGTAAATTTAGCCGATTAAATGAAATGGCTAATACTTCTAGAGAAGGAGAGCCTGATGTCGTAGAAATTAGCAAGCTAGTACCTACATTATTACCAAAAGATTTAAATTTATTTACTAATTCTAGAGAAAACTCTCTTATATTAATAGGTAAAACTAATTCTGATACAGTATTTGGTTATAAATACTTAGCTATAGGTGATAGAAGACAGCAACAAGCATGGTTTAAATGGAAATTAAACAATCCGTTACTGTATCATTTTATTATAAACGACGAATATTACTTTGTAGATACAGATAATTTTTTACAAAGTATAAAAATTGTACAATCTGACAGTGATCCTGTCATTACACAAGACGATGTTCTTTATCAAATACACTTAGATAATCATACTACTGTTAGTAATGGAAGTTATAATGCAAGTACAAACTTAACAACATTTACTAACCAATCTGATTGGATAGATCAAGTTACTTCTCCTAATTATTCTTTAGCTATAATTGATTTAGATACTAACTCAACTCGATTAGCAAGGTATGCTTTACCTACTGTAATTAATGGTGATGACTTTACAGTTCCCGGAGACTGGTCTACAGGATCATTTACTATAGGTTATTTATACGAGTATCTTGTTAAGTTTCCTAGAATTTACCCCAAAAAAATCTCAGGGGAGAAATCTTTTGCTGATGTTAATTCATCACTTATTTTACACAGACTTAAATTACACTTTGGTAAGATAGGTCTTTATGAAACAACGCTAACACGTGTAGGTAAGTCTGACTACACAGAAGTTTATGAATCATCATTATTAGATGAGTATGAAGTGTCAGATGCACCTTATTTAGAAGAGTATATTAAAACTATACCTGTCTACGAAAAGAATAAAAACGTAGATATTACACTTAAATCAAGTCACCCAGCTCCAGCTACCCTAAGAGCAATGGCATGGGAGGGAGACTATTCACCATTATTTTACAAACGTGCCTAATTACATACACCCAATTACAATCGAGGCTGCCACAGAGGTAGCCTCCAACCTACGCTTAGAAGACTACAGAGAGGTCACAGAAGGCCACGGACTTGATCCGAGGGTGTTTCTACCTATGGTCGCTAAAGAAGGCTCTGCTGTGTATTTCACAGTCCCTGACGGCAAGACTGCCGGACTAGCCGGAGTAGGAGACGGTGGAGCTATCTGGATGTTATGCACTCCAGAGATTCATCGTTATCCCATCACATTTGCAAGAGAAGCCAAGCGGTATGTCGATAGCCGTGAAGAGCCTCTATTGTGGAACATAGTAGACTGTAGAAATACAGTGCATTTAAAACTGTTAAAGTTTTTAGGTTTTAAGTTCTTACGTAAAGTTAAGAATGGACCATATCAATTAGATTTTATAGAATTTTGCCGTGTGCGTAGATGCTAATGCTGGAGCAAGAAATGCTGCCAGACAAAGATGGATGGAGAAGGATGCTAAGTATCGTTCAGAATCCCTAAAATTTTGGAACAGAGAAACGTCTGCTGTTCGTGGTATGCAACGTGCTGCCACAGGTTATAGCCGAGCTATTAGTAATGACTACCAGCGAGCCTTGTATGTACAGGGTCAAGCAAGGAAAGCTTACCAAGCAGGCTTTATAAAATATCAACAAACAAAAGGCTCAGTCGACGAAGGTGGTCGAGATAGACGAGCTAAGAGAAAAGGATTAGTTGCTTTAACAAGAGCAAGAGGACAGCTAGATAATGCTGTACAGAAAGAGTTTGGCGTACAGATGCAGAGACGCTACAGAGCAAGACTACTGAAGATGCAAAACTTCCAAGCACAAACAAGACAAGCACTTGGTATAAGACCAGAGTATGGTGCTCCAGTATTAATGCCGCCTTCTGATAGACTTAGCGGTGCATTAAGTATTGCAAGTCAAGTTATAGGTATTGTAAGTGGAATCCAAGGTCTAGGCTTAGGATCTGCAAGTGCTGGTGCGGGGTTATCATCTACAGCATCATCCGTTGCTGGTGGATTAGGTTCAAGTCCTCTTTTACAAGCACCGGTATTTCCCGGTGGTTTTATTGACCCATTCGCAGGTATAGGATAATGACACAATCTTATTTTGAATATCTAGGGAGACAGGAAGCTGCTCCCTTTACTAACGAAAAGTTAGATTACGAACAAACAGAACCTGATCTAACTAAAGCAGTCAATGAACAGATTGACAAAAACATTAAGGATAGAGCACAGTTTTTCCAAGACAATATAGAACGCTACAATAAAACAGTAGCTGGTAAAACTGCTAGAAATCTACAAAACCTTTATCAACTTACTAGAACTGGTAAGGAATTTTTAGATAACCGTCAAGAGTTTAGAGAAGATAGAAAAGCTTTTGACGAACTTATAGCTATCTACAATGATCCTACAAAGCGTGAGCAGTATGCTACTGTTGAAAAGAATCTTCAAGAAGTAGAAGGTGATCTTAGAAATGATGAAGATGTAGAAATAGCAACTATCGAGCAGACTGGTACAGACACAACAGGTCAAGTTGTATCAGGCGATCAACTGCTTGATTTTAAAAAATCTATAACATCTAACGAATTTTTAAATGGTAGACATGCGTCAAAAAGTATGTCAACCTACTGGCCGAAGTACTTAGAAATAGCTAAAGGTAGTTTAGTATATAATAACAAGTTATATGAAGACTTAACATTCTCAGAAAAGCAAGAGTGGATGAAAGTTGCAGGGGCTAACTTTGTAGCTATGTTTGCTAAGGCTAATCCTCGAATGACAGAACATCAAGTTATTACAAACTTTATGCCTAGCTTTGACTCCACATCAAAGAACTGGGCTGGTCAGTCATATGATGTAGAAAATAATGCAGTAAACACTTTACGTTCTAATACATCTACTCAAAATTATATCAACGCTATCAAAGTATCAGCTGACGCATTTAGTAATCCTAATGTTAAATCTGCTACCATCAGTAGTGTCTATGATAAGTCTGGTTTTATACAGAATAAAATAGAAATACTACAAGCTACAGGCGATCCTAATCCAGCTCGTACAGCTAACAAGATGTGGACTGATATGATTATTAAAAACATAGATCAGTTCGATGAACAAGATATAGAATATTTACTATATCATGATAAGTTTGAAGCTGCACAACATAAGGGTACTGGTAAGTTATCTAGTTATTATGATATACAACCTAAAAATGCTAATCTAATAGCACAAGCTTTTATTGAGAATAATCAAAAAAACAACTTAGCATCAGAACAAAAAAGACTTGATGATATTAAACTTAGACTTAACAACGGTCAAGAAGTTCCAAGAGATGTGCTAACTACATTTAGTAATGAAGAGCTTAGACAACAGGCAGAAGAAGCACTAGAAGCTGGTGAAAAGTCTGAGTTCAGTAGACCTGAGTTCAGTGTTAAGTCTGAATTATTTTACTCACTATCTGATGGTAGAGCTAAAGAGTTAGCTGCAATACAAGGTAATCCAGAAAAATATGGTGATTATACTTGGCGAACTACTACAACTAAAGATATATATGACCAAGCTGGTGACTACTTTAAACAAGAATACCAAGACAGATTTGAGATAAGTGGTAATAGGAATGATGCACTAGAGGTTGCACAAAAGAAAACTGTTGAAGCTATGAAAAATGGTGAGTTTGATGATGTGCTTAGTGATATAATTGAAGATACTAAGATTGCTAAATCTCTTAAATTACGTAAAGTATATGAAGCTGATACAAAAGCTGCACTTAATTCTAACGTAATTTTAGAAGGTGAAGAAGATCCTGTGCTTAATGGTATAGATTACTTTAATGGTAAGGTTGATAAATTAGATCATACGTGGACTTTACTTGCTCAACTATATCCTAACAAAGGACCACTAAAACTAGCACATGATAGATTAGTTACACTTGGTAAGATAAAGCCTATACCATCTTTAATGTATGATGCAGATGTTAAAGTACTCGATAGTCCATTACTAAATCAGAAAAACAACGCTACTAAAACTATTATAGCAGCTGAGAATGGTATAACTAACAGTGATAAGTATAATGAAATGTTAGGTGCTTTATCAAAGAATCAAGAACAACATGGTGGTGTAGATGCTATCAAAGGTCCTGACGGAAACTACGTTACAGAGTTGCCACTAGGTAAACCTTTATCAGAACATACTGTACAAGAAGTGTTTGGCTTGGTGCAAGCTGGTTATACTAACATAGGTTTATATGATATGACACCAGCCGCACTCAAACAGGTGTTTACTGATAATATGGGACAGATAGACTTTACCAGACTGTTTGACGAAAAAGCACAATCTAAACTACTAATGGCTAGATTGCATCACAAAGCAAACAATCAACATTTATTTGGTAATGCTGATACATCATACAGAAGATTGATGAATTTTACAGAAGATCAGATCGAACAGTATGAGTCAATGATTGAAGAAATACCACCATTTATGAGATTAAATACACTTTATGGTCCAGCCGCTAAGGAGGCTATTAACCAAAACTTATAACTATGGAAGAATTTGATGTAGAATATGATCCTACGGGATTTACTTCTACCGAAGAGTTAGAAAAAAGGCTTGAAGAAGAATCTATCGAACAAGATAAAATCAACGAAGCTCAAGCACTAGCTGTTCAACAAGAAGAACAAAAAGAAAAAGAACAAATAGATCCTAGAATGACCAACGACAAGTGGGGGCTAAAAGCTTTTGCTAAAGAAGGTCAATCTATTCTAACTGGTGGTATACAAGATACTATTTCTTCCAGTACTACATTTGCAGAACGTACATTCGATGCTGTAACTGGTAGGATGGCTGAAGAAAAAGAACGGCAAGGTTATTACAGACCAGACTGGGATCCATTTGTTGATGAAGATGACCCTATCATAACTAAAACATGGTGGGGTAAACTCTTAAGAGGTACAGTACACTTCGGTAGTTTAGCTGCCGGTGTAGTATTATCTGCTAAAGGGTTAGCCGCAGCTGGTGTACCTTTATTAGGAGCAGCATCAGCCAAGATGTTAGGACTTGGAACTGTTACCAGAGCTATGGCTATTGGTGGTATCTCTGACTTAATATCTAAAGAATCAGACGGACATAATGCTTTAGGAGCTTTGACTAAACAGTATGGTTGGATGGATACTCCACTAACTACAAAAGATACTGACCATCCTATGATGATGAAGTTTAAAAACATTGTCGAAGGTATGGGCATTGGTCTAATATTTGATGGAGCAGCACACCTAATAGGTGGTGGTAAAAAAGCTGTACAAAGACAGATCATACAAAGAAATAATAGTATAGAGCAACAAACAACTACAGCCGCACTTGCACAGATACGTAAAGGAGAAGCTGAGTTTCGTGCTGAAAAGAACGCACCTATAGCTCAAAGGCATCAAGGTGCTCACACATCAGAGGTTGACGTAGGTCAAGCTAGAGATCAGCTAAAACGCACACGTACAGACTGGGGATCTGAAGATGGATCTACAGGTGGTGTAACTACAGCAGTAGAACGTGAACGTATAGCACTAGAAGGTGGCACAACAGACGAAGTAGTCGAACGTACACTACGAGGTCTGATGAGCGATGAAAAGTTTAAAAAAGAAATGGAGTTTGTAAAAGGCGATAGAAAAGCCTTAGCAGATGTTTGGCGTGATGCTGTTCATTCTTATAGACAGATTATCGAAGGTAGAAACGCAGCTGATATGCCTGCGGAAGAGTTTTTAAGTGACCTATTTGAAAAACAAAAAGCTAGTATACCACTAGGAGATGAGACATTTGAGACTTGGTCTGCTGAAACAGTTGTTACAGCTGATTTAGTCGTAGGATCTTTGCTTAAAAAACTAAGAGATACTGGTATAGCTGGTAGAGAATTAGCAGATTACGTGTCACTAGATGACATAGATGGACCAGCAAAGCAGATTATAGATACTATGCTAACTGCTTTGACACAGACTAAGAAATCTAGGTTTGTAGCATCTGATTATTTTAGATCATTTGGTGCTGGTAAAACTAGACAACAGGTAAACGATGCAGTTAATCAAGCTGTAGCGTCTGATATGCAAGATGTCAAAGATTCCATCATGTCTATTCTTAAGATTGCTAAAGATGATGCAGATGATAACTTATTAAATGCACTGTTTGAAGCATTTTCTATGATGAAGAATGTGAATAATCTAGATGATTTTGACAACTGGGCAAGAACTATACTCAGAGGTGGTCAGATAGCAGGCGAAGGACCAGAACGAACTGGTGCATTAATACGTAGCTTACAGGAAATGATAAGCCATAGTGTACTTAGTGGACCTAAAACACCACTTCGAGCACTTTTAGGTACAGGTAGTGCAACATTTTTACGCCCTTTATCTACATTTATAGGAGCTACTATGCGTTATCCGTTTACTGGAGACGCAGCTACAGTACGTGGTAGCCTTGCAGCTATGAATGGTATGATAGAAGCTATACCAGAAGCGTTTGATTTATTTTTTACTAAGTTAAACGGCTACTGGAGTGGTGATATATCTACTATTAAGACTAGATTTATTGAGTTTACTAAAGGTGACGCTAACTGGGAAGTTATGCGTAGATGGGCAGAAGATAGTGGCAGAGCATCTAAACAAGATCGTGCTATCTTTGCAATGACTAATATGATTCGTGGTATTAATAACAATAATCTTTTTACTTACTCTACTAAGATAATGGCAGCGACTGATGATGCTTTTACATTCTTACTAGGTAGAGCTAAGATGAGAGAAAAGGCTATGCGTCGTGTGCTAGAACTAGAAGGTAGTGGTGTACAGTTACCTGTTATTAATGGTAATGTTATGAAAGCATATCAAGATGATTTCTACACAGAAATATTTGATGCTAATGGTAATATTAAAGATGATGCAACTATGTTTGCAAAGAAAGAGGTAACACTAACACAAGATCTAACTGGCTTTGCAAAAGGTCTTAATGATGTTATGACATCTAATCCTTTTGTTAGACCATTCTTTCTATTTGCTAGAACTGGTGTAAACGGATTAGCACTGACTGGTAAGCATACCCCCGGATTTAACTTTTTAGTAAAAGAATTTAATGACATAGCTTTTGCTGGACCTAAAGATATACCTAACCTTAAAAAGTATGGTATTAACACAGTAGAAGAATTACAAAATGCTAAGGCACTACAAACAGGTAGATTAGCAATAGGCTCTGCTGTGACCTTTATGGGTATACAAGCATGGCAGTCAGGTAGACTTACTGGTGACGGTCCTACAGATAGACAGATGAGACAGGGTTGGATAGATGGTGGCTTTTTAGCTGGAACTATCGAACTTGGTGGTGTTAGAGTTAACTACGAAGACATCGAACCTTTCGGTCTAATACTTAGAACTATTGCTAACGTAGGTGACGCTAGTATATTGATGGGTGAAGAGTGGACAGAAAAAGAATTACAAAAGATTTCTCTTGTTATAGCTCAGGCTGTTACAGGTAAATCTTACTTAGCTGGATTACAGCAACTGGTTGATTTAACAGCTGGACGCCCCGGTCAGGTAGAACGTATACTTGCTAGTATTACCAACAACACTGTGCCGCTTGCAGCTTTACGTAATGAAATGGGTAAATTACTTAGTCCACATATGCGTGAAATTAACTCTGGTGTATTTCAGTCTTGGCAAAACCGTAACCTAGCTACTGAAGTTTTACCCGGTATCGAAGGTTTACCTATTAAGTATGATATGCTAAATGGTCAACCACTTAGAAAACATGACTTTATGACTCGTGCATTTAACATGATTAGTCCTATACAGCTAAACATGGATCAAAGTGTAGGTCGACAGTTTTTGTTTGATAGTGGTTACGATCTTAGAATCAGTACATTTTATGCACCTGATGGTACTAACCTAACTGACGAAGCTGGTATACGATCTCAGTTTCAACAAGCTATAGGTCAATATAATTTGGAAGCAAGGCTAGAAGATCTAGCTAGAGATCCAAAAGCTATTGAATCTATGAAATTAATGAGACAAGATATACGTGCCGGTAAACGTGCAGAGTATAATGCTAGAGACTACTACCATAACATTATGATAGATAGAATGTTTAAAGAAGCTAGAAGATTAGCTTGGAATGACATTAAATATAGGCAAGAAATACTAGCTCTAATTAGTGAGCAAAAACAGAAAAAACTAGAACAAGAATACAAAACTAGAGAATCAAACAACCTTCTTACAATGTATAAGTAATGGCAAATCAACAAAACTCGTATACGGGAAGCCAAGGCACAGGTACTAATAATGCTGATTTTGCCTTTACGTTTCCTTCATTTACAACAGGCGAGGTAAAAGTAGAGGTTGACAATGTAGTCAAAACTCTTACCACCCACTATACCGTCGAAGACTATAATACTACATCAGGTGGTAAAGTTAGATTTACTACCAACAATATACCTTCAGGCACTACACCTGTTCGTATATTTAGACAAACAGACGTGGACACTGCTAAAGCTACATTTACAGCTGGCTCATCATTAAAAGCTGGTGAAATAAATGATAACTTTAAACAGTTACGTCATGCGTTACAAGAAGCTATTGGTGCTACTTATGATAATAGTGGCAATCCTACCAGTAGACAAGTACAAAGATATAATATAGAAGCAGATACTATTGATGGCACACTAATTGCAGATGATGTTATTAACTCAGAACATTATGTTGCCGGTAGTATAGATCACGAACATTTAGCTAATGATATAATAGACGGAGATAATATACAAGACGATGTAATTAATTCTGAGCACTATGCGGCTGGATCTATTGATGAAGAGCATTTATCTAACTCAGCTGTAACTCAAAATAAATTAGCTAATAACTCTGTAGGCACACCTGAGTTAATTAACGGTTCTGTTAACTCTGATAAAATTTTAGATGGAACTATTGTTAACGCTGATGTAAATGCAAGTGCTGCAATAGCTGGTACTAAAATTTCTCCTGACTTTGGATCTCAAAATATAGTAACTACAGGCACTATAAGCACAGGATCTTTTACAACAAGCGGAACAGTTGATGGTAGAGATATAGCTGCTGACGGTACTAAATTAGATACTATAGAAACAAACGCTAAAGACGATCAGACCGCAGCAGAGATAAAAACATTACTACAGTCTAACAAGTTAACTGCTAGTGAAATAGCCACAGGTGCTCTTGACGGTAGATACTTTACCGAAACAGAATCAGATGCTAGATACTTCAATGTTAGTACTGGAGATACTATCAAAGATGGTGACACATTTCCAGACAACGATACTACGATTGCTACAACCGCAGCTATCAACGACAGGATAATTGACCTTGTTGATGATGTAGGTGGTTTTGTACCAATAGCTAATGAAACAAGTTTTCCTACATCTAACCCTGATGTAAATGATGGAGCTGGAACTATAGTTTCAGTATCCGCAGCATCTACTAACTTAGTCCCAAGTGGAACTACAGTTACGATTGCTAATGGTAGAGGAAGTGGATTAGCAGTTATTATTACTGGCGTATCTGCAACAATACCTTCTGGTTTTGGTTTTTTAGTAGAAACAACAACTACAGATCATACATACGCATTTCACAGATTAAGTCCGAAAGCAACAGAGGTTACAACTGTAGCTGGTATTTCAACTAACATTACAGATGTTGCAAACAATGAAACCAACATAAATGCTGTTAAGAATAACGAAACAAATATAAATGCTGTCAAGAATAACGAAACAAATATAAATGCCGTAGCTGGAAAAGCAACAGAAATAGGCAGACTAGGTACTGTTGCCGCTGTAGCAGACATGGCAATACTTGGAACGGCTGATGTTGTTGCTGATATGGCAATACTTGGTACTAACGATGTTGTAGCAGATCTAAACACTTTAGGTACTGCCGATGTAGTAGCTGATCTAAATACTTTAGGTACAGCAGATGTGGTAAGTGATATGAACGCACTTGCAACAACAAACAACATTACAGCAATGGATACTTGTAAAGATAATATTGCAAGTATTAATAACTGTTCGTCGAACATATCCTCAGTAAACACCTTTGGAGATCAATACCAAGTAGCATCTTCTAACCCATCAACAGATGGTGGTGGTAACGCACTTGCAGAAGGAGACTTATACTTTAACACTTCTGCTAACGAACTTAAGGTTTATAACGGTAGTTCTTGGCAGGGTGGTGTAACAGCTGCTGGTAACTTTGCATCTACAACTGGTAACACATTTACTGGAGATAACAGATATAACGATAACGTAAAAGCTCTGTTTGGTACAGGGTCAGATTTAGAGATTTATCACAATGGAACCCATAGTTTTATTTCAGATCAAGGTACAGGTAGATTAAAACTCTTAACCAGTTTTTTTAATGTTCAAAATGATGCTGACAATGAAACCATTATCCAAGGTATATCAAACGGACAAGTAGAACTCTACTATGACAACAGTAAAAAGTTTGAGACAACAAGTGCTGGTGCTACTGTAACAGGTAGTTTAACTGTAACTGATGATATAACGCTCCAAGATGATTTATTGATGGGCGATCAGGATACAATAAAACTAGGTGATAGTCTAGATTTAACGATTCAGCATGATGGTACGGATAGTAGTATTAAAAATTTAAGTGGCGAAACAAGAATACAATGTGCAAATATTTTTAAAGTTACAAACTATCAAAATACAGAAACATATATAAAAGGAAGTTTAAACGGAGCAGTAGAGCTATATCACGACAACATTAAAAAGTTTGAAACTTATAGTCATGGAATTAGAACTACTCAAAATATAGATATTCAAGGATCAGCTTATTTGGGTGACAATAATATAGCATATTTTGGTGCTTCTCAAGACCTTCAAATTTATCATGATGGAAACTCAATCATTGATAATAATACTAATGATTTAATAATTAGATGCGATGGTGATGATGTAAAGATTTTAGCTCAAGATGATATTGTTTTAAGAGATAATGATGACAGTACTAATTTCATACATTGTATAAATGGTGGTTCTGTAGATTTATACTACAATGGAACTAAAAAGTTTGAAACTTCAAGTGCTGGAGCTACACTTACTGGAAATCTAGCAGTTACAGGAACAGTTGACGGAGTAGATATAGATGCACTTAATACAACAGTAGGAACTAAATTTAGTAAAGCTGGTGGAGATACAATTACAGGCGATTTCACTATAGCTTCTGGAACAACAAATAAAAATATTAATGTAGATGTTAGTACTAGAGTTAGATTTGACGATAATTTAGAAGCTACATTTGGTAATGATAATAATTTAAAAATATATCATACAGGTAGCCATAGTTATATAGATCAAACAGCAAGCAGTGGAGATTTATATATTAGACAGTATGGTACATCTAATAGCATATTGTTTAATGGTGCTAATTCAGAAACATTCGCTAAATTTACACACAATGGTTCTTGCGAATTATATCACGACAACGTAAATACTTTTAAAACGGATACTAACGGAATACTTGTTAAAGGTCCAGAAAACGACTATGGAGCTATATTCCTATATGCCGATGAAGGAGATGATGATGCTGATAAATGGGCAATGTTTGCTCTTGCTTCTGGTGGTTTTAAACTACAAAATTACGCAAGTGGTGGATGGGAAAATAATATAATAGCAAATGGTAACGGAGATGTAGAACTTTACTACGATAACAGTAAAAAGATCGAGACTACTTCAACTGGATTTGAAGCATACGGAGGTCAGTTCCGTTTTAATGGTGTAGAAGGTGGAGCAGCTCAATTACTAATATATGCTGACGAAGGTGATGACGCTAACGACAAATGGCGTATAATGGCTAACACCGATGCTAGTTTTATAATAGGTACTTTAGCAGATGGTTCATGGGATACTTGCATTAAAGCTGTTGGTGATGGTCAAGTAGAACTATATCACAATGACAGTAAAAAGTTTGAGACAAACAGTGGTGGAGTTGTTGTAACAGATAGTGATACTACTGCTCATGTAAATGTGACTACATCCAGTGGAGTTGCTGGATATTTATATGGATCAAGTAATACTGATTTTGGTCTTTTAGATGGTCAAGCACATTGGCTTGTTAAAGGTGTTAAAGATGGAAAGGTAGAGTTACGTTATGATAACTCTGTAAAATTTGAGACCTCGAGTGGTGGAGCTACTCTTACTGGGACTCTACTTCCGGGTGCTAATAATACTTATTCTTTAGGTTCTAATAGTGCAACATGGGCTGGCATACACTTTGGCGACCATGCTGAAGCTAAATTTGGTAATAGTGGGGATTATAAAATTTATTTTGATGGCACAGTTGGTCATATAAAAGGAATAGCTGGTGTCTCAGGTATTAATGTAGCAACAAGTAATGTTGAAAGGTATCAATTTACTGATGGTTCATTTAGACCTTTAGCTAATAACACTTATGATTTAGGTACTAGCTCATTAAGATGGCAAAACATCTATACCAATGACCTTCACTTATCTAACGAAGGTTCATCTAATGAAATGGATGGCACTTGGGGTGACTGGACTATGCAAGAAGGAGAATCAGACTTGTTCTTAAAAAATAATCGTTCTGGTAAAAAATACAAATTTAATTTAACGGAGGTATCATAATGGCTATATTTTTTGCTGACGGTACATCATTTTCTACTGCTACAGTATCAGCGGGTAAAATACTTCAAGTTCAAACAGATCTAGAAACTGGCGTTACTGAATGTACTCCAAATACACAACTTGTGTTTAAGGACATACCACTAAGTAAGGCAATAACACCTAGTGCAACTTCAAGTAAAATATTAGTCAGTTTTACGTTGTTTGGTGAAACTACTACTAATGCTAGAGATCATTATTTTAGAATCAAAAGGTCTATTTCTGGAGGATCAGATACTTTTATAACAGCAGCAGATCAAGGTAATAGAACTGGTACATTACTTATTGGAGCAATGGGTATTGAAGAGGCAGATTATGGTCACTCAGCAAATATAATAACAATGAGTGATTATCTAGATTCACCTTCAACAACCAGTACAGTAACTTATACAGTTCAACATACGTGTCACGGTATAAACACATTTGTAATGAATAGAACTGGTCACACAAATAATCAAGATGCGTATGAAGATGGTATTAGTTGGCTTACTCTTAAAGAGGTAGGAGCATAAACACCTAAACACATTAACACAAATTACTAAAATGGCAATTACAAAAACTTGGGAAGTAAACACCCTAGAAAGAGAACTAGCTGATGGCTATGTTAAAAGAGTTATCTATCGTGTAAAAGGCATAGAAGATAGCGAAGAAAAAGCAAGAGCAACTGGTTCAGTAGACCTTGAGAAACCAGAAACTCTTATACCTTACAAAGATCTAACCGAGTCAACAGTACTCGGTTGGGTCAAAACAAAACTTGGAACTGATGAAGTAGCTCGTATAGAGAAGTTGATAGAGGATGAAATAGCCCGTATCAAAACACCAGTTACAGGTACAGGTAAGCCTTGGTAAGTGGAAGTACCCACCATCGTATTACCTGATGCAGTACAGATAGAAACAGTCGAAATACCTTTACCTACAGCTGACGTACCTTACTATATTCCTATGGTTGTTCCACCTAGCGACCTTAGAGATCAAGAAGCTAAACCCGTCAAGACTGAAGAAAAAGTTGAACCACCTACTTTAAAAATACCGTTTATTAAGCAGCCAGTACCTCAACCTTCTACAGAAGTTATAGTAGTGGCAGCTACAACGGCAATTACAGCTGTGGCAGCTACAACGCTTACACAGCCTATAATTGAATGGATACGTAAAAAGATCCAAAAATTCCTAAACGATAAAATCACCAAATGGAGAAAAAACCTGATGAACAAAAAGGACTCTTCAAACGAATCAAAGAAGGAATAGACGATCA